CTCCTTATCTATAGTTTAAATTATAAGTTATTATAGTTATAAGTTCTCTTTGGTTTTTGGCTATTATCTTGATTATTGTTTTGTTGTGGTTGTTGATTATTTTGTTGAGTTTTTCTATAACTATAATCATAACCTGTATTTTGTTGTTGTGTTTGTTGGTTATTATCTTCTAATCCTGGTAAAGTTTGATTATCTAGATCTGCTATACCATTTTCTTCTTTAAACTTTTGATCTTCTTGAGCTTCATTCTTATAATTACCTTGATTTTCTTCTAAGAACTTTGATTGAGATTTAACAAACATCATATGTGGAGTTAAATCTTTAATAATAGAAATATCAGGATTATATAAATCATCATTATACATTTGAGGTTTTAATAAATTAAGTGGTCCTTCAATTCTATAATTTGTTTTAGTTGAATTAGCAGCTCCATCTCTAATAATCTTAAAGATATGTTTAGATAAATCACCATAATCTTGAATTTTTTCTGCAACTTGTTTTGAGAACCATTCTGGTCTATCAAATACTGCAGGTGTTGCAACACCATTAATATACACAACCATCTTCATAAAGAATCTCTTATTTAGAGGTGCTTTACTCTTACATAATACACAATTGTTTTCTTCATCCATATTAGAAGGACAAGTACATTCTACTTTTCTTGGGTATTTACTTCCTTCAACTGTTACTTCGTGGAATTGACATAAATCAAATTCATTAGGTGAAGTATAAGGGAATCTAATAATAGCACTGTTACCATCATTCTTTAATAAAGTACTTAAATAAGTAATATTAGGTCCTTCACTATAATCTCTGTTTTGACCTTGATTGTTGTTATTTTGCTTTTCTCTAGCTAAATAATCATCATAACTATAATTCATAATTATCATTCTCCTTTACATTATATAAATTATTTTTTATAATTAAACCAATCATTTCTTTCAATAATTGGTAAATTAACAAATTCATCTTTTGTTAAATCATTAACATCTTTACCATATGGAATTGCAACTACATCAATCATTACATCTTTCTTTAGGTTTTCAATTAATTTAGTTGTTCCTTTCCATCCTGCATTATCACCATCAAGACATAATATAAAATAAGTTATACCTGACTTATTTAATAAATCGTATTGATATGAATCTCCTGTTCCAAATAATGCAACTGCATTAAAGCCCCAGGAATGAAGTGTTAAGGCATTAATTTGGCTTTCACAAATATATACAGTCTCTATTCCCTGTTTTATCATATAATTTAAAAGATAAACAGGTTTTTTAACATCTTTTGGAATAAAGAATTTTTTACTATCACAACTTCTTTTAGTTATCATAGTGAAATCTCCATTATTATCATATACAGGGAATAAAACACAATTACTTTCTGGGTCATATTTTACTTTGAATTTTTCACATACTTCTTTAGATAAACCTCTTTTTTCTAAATAAGGGCAATATGAAGGTAAGCCTTCAATTACACTTTTATCTAATAGTTTTTTATCTTCTTCATCAAATGTTATATCTTCCCATTGTGTTGTAGAACTAATCATTAAATCTCCAAATCGTTCTACTAACCATTCTTTAGCAAAATCTTCATCTGAATCAAATATTTCTGCAATTAATTTAGGAAATGAACCACTAAACCCACAAACAAAACAATTGAATGTTCCATATTTAAGTGTCTTATTGCCTACTTTAACATCATCACCACAATAAATACTGCAAGCAGGTTTTGATTCTTTACCATCATTATGATGGGGGCAAGTAATTAATATACTATCTCCTCTAAATTGAATATCTTTTAATTTACCATTTACTAACTCTTTCTTAACTTCCTTTAATATATAATGAAGTGGAGTAGTAATTGCTATATTATTTATTACAAGTTGTCTCATTTAAAAGGCTCACTTCCATTATCTGGTTCTTGATAAACATATTCGTCTTCAAACTCCATAGTATTTTCTACAACTGGAGACATTGTACTATTTTCATCTTCTACTGGGATATAAGTCCAAATACCTTTATCATAATCAACATTATATTTTAAATCTCTACCTACACCATTATCTCTACATTTAGCAATATGAATATTTAAAATACCATCTTGGACTGATAAGAATAATACTATAGTACTATCTTGAGAAATTTTATCAGTTTGTGCAATATTTTCTGTTCCTGCACTTTTATTATCTAATGCAACTCTATTTTGTTGAGATACAGTTAATACAGGTATATGATACATAACTTGAAGATTCTTTAAATCAGTAGATATGTTAGAAGCAATATCTATTGGATTTCTTGCTCCTCTATCATCTTCCATAAATGAACGTTGGTCAATACATAACATATCTAAATGTTCATTTTCAATCCAAGATCTTAAAGTAGATACTTTAGCAAAGCCACCTATCATACTAGGAGTTAATACTTTAATTTCTCCTGGAATATTTGATTTTAATTTATCTAAATATTCTTTATATTCATATTTAATAGATACATTACCGTGAATCATTTTAGTATTTGAAATATGAGATATTAGAGTATCTAATCTAAAACCTACTTTTGTTTCACTCATCTCACCTGAATATAGACCAACTTTTAATCCTTGAGATGCTGCTGCAATTGCAGATAATAACAAGAACCAAGATTTACCAACACCTGGTCTGGCTGCTATAGTAACTAACTCTTCTTTTCTATCCCAACCACCTATTAAAGCATCTAATTGTTCAAGACCTGTTGTAACGTAGTTTGCTTTAAAATCAGAACATCTTTCAATATAGTTATTATATCTATCTTCACCATTTAAAAGATCAAAAGATTTAATTGAAGTATCTCTTGGTACTTTCTCTAATGAAGTATGAAATAAACTCATTGCTGTATCTATATCATTTGACTTAACTAAAGAACCTATTTTATTAAAAGTTTCAATTAAGAATCTTTTATTTCTATCTTTTTGAAGTTTTTCTATTAAGAAAGATTCATTTTCATTTACGTTATCTTTTAAAACATTAAAGTCAGGGAATTTATCTAGAAAAGAAATCTTATCAGGGACATTACCATATCTATCAAAATGATCTTTAATATATAAGAATTCTGCTTTGTAATCTGAAAAATAATCTTGATTAATATTATTACTTAATATAATATCAAAACTTTTAGTTTGTAATATATAGTTCAATATTTGTAATTGAATCATTTATATTACCTCCTTTAACTTAATATACCACGTTTATCTGCACCAAAAAACTCGATATTTTCAGAGGCATTTATAATTCTGCTATATAAGCGTTCTCCCATTTTATCCTGCAATTCTTCGCCATTTAAATTGGAAGTATAAATATTTGCTTTACCCTCATTTAACCTAGAATTAATAATGCTTAATAAGTTTTCCATCTCATATGGAGTAGCATTTTTAGTTCCTATCTCATCCCATACTACTACATCACATTCTAAAATATTCTTCTTAATATGATCTATATAATTATTTCTTTCTGTAATGTTATCTTTTAAACTTAATAAGAAAGTAGGAACGTGTATAAATAAAGCTCTACATTTAAGTGGTGTTTTTAGCCATATTTTATTGAAGTAAACTTCTACTAATCTTAAACTCCAACTAGTTTTAGAATTACCACAATTACGAGAATAAATATACAAGTTATTTCCTTCTTTGATGAAGTTATCTATATCATTCTCTATTTCTTTTAATCTATCATAAGCTTTTTTATCAGTTTCTTTATCATCTAAGATAAAATCAATATGTTTTCTATTGTTTAAAGGAATAAGTGCTTGTTCATATAAGTAGTTTAGTTTATATAGTTTGATACAAAAATCATTATTGCAATCTTTTTGATTGCAATAATGTTTTAGCCAACACTTATCATTAGGTGTTTTCATTAATTAACTTTTTCTCCAGTCATATAAGTAGTTAATAAACTTAAAAATCTACTATTGTTTGAAGCACCTAAATTCTTTTTTGCTTTCATAACTGCTTCTTTATCAGTTAGATTAGGATCATCTAATAAACGTAAAGCAACTTCTTTCATTTTGTTAATGTTGTTTCCACATTGATTAAAATCATTAGTGTGTTGTGTAAATAGGTATGCAATAGTACCTGGAATTTTTGTTAAATCTCTTTTTGCCATAATTAAAAATCTCCTTTTATTTATTT